TACGACGAGAAACCTTTGGGTCTGCCTCACGGCGTTTCTTCTTTGAGCCAGGTATGTATTCTAAATCGGCAAATGCCTTTTCAATTTCATCCTGCCCTCTTAATCCAGCCATGTTACTTCTTTAGCACCAATGCCCAAGTAATTGACTGTGGATACATCTCGTCTACTTCTTCTTCCGTAAGAACGTCTTCGTATAGAGCGGCCATTAATGCGTCTTCATCTACAACACGAATTGTCTTATACAAAACATCTTCAAGCTCGTGTTCAGTAATGATTTCTTCTGCTCGCGCTTCGTCAATCTTGCGAGATACACGGCGTTGTTTAACTACTGCGGAGTAACCCTCTACTTCTTCTGGAAGTTCAATAACAACATTGCCTTTGTCATCTTCTTCGCCAATTTCATCAAGGTTCTCAAACAACAATGCACGGAGTGCTTTCTGTTCCTTCTCAAGAAAATCTAACTGTGACTTTAAAAAAGCGTACTTCTTAGTGCGAGCAATTAAATCATTCTCGTCTGAGAAACGCGGTTCATCATTTTTTACTCTTGCCATTATTCCCCCTTTAAGAAACTCAAGAGACTTCCTACTGTTAAGTCTACGCCACCTTTTACGTTGATGCCTGTTCCATCCATAACAGCGTCTGCTACAGCGTTTTTTTGCATTAACATTTGGTGTTGTCTTTCCTCAATGGAGTTTAGCACGAGGAAGTCTTGTATGACAACATGGGACCAAGTACTGGAGGCGCGTCGGATGCGAGAGTTGCGTTGGACTGCGGTGCCAGAAGACCAGGGCAAGTCAAAGTTAACTAGCAAGTTTGCTTGAGGCAGGTCTACACCATAGCCTCCTGCATCGGAAGAAACAAGTACCCTAACTTCTTTAGAGGTTTGAAAAGAAGTTTTAGACTCTTCTTTTTCTTTTGCATTTAGCAGTCCTGAGTAGAGAGTGCTAACTATCTTTTTTGCAGTAAGTGCTTCTTGGATAAGGGGGAGCATACCCAGGTAGCAAGTAAAGATGACCACCTTGTGGTCTTCATTTGCCTCTATGTGTTCTACTACATAGTTTATTACAGCGTCTAGCTTCGGAGATTTCGTCGCCTTTGCAAGAGCTCCAGAAGCTTCAAGACCAGCCACGTAAACACTGCCGCCTTTAGACCCTTCAAGGTTGACTTTTTCACCATCAATCTCCTGCCATCCATTATGAAACTTAGTTGAACTTTCAACTAAAAGCTGTGGGGAATCACATAACATCCTTAAAGAAGTTATCTTAGACATTATGGAACCACGTAGCTTATCAGCTGGTCCTCCTGCTTTGTGGCCTTGTCCGTAGTGGGCGTCTAAAGAAAAAGAACCCCCTAGTAACTCTTGTGCGTCCATAAGCTCTTGTATCAAGTCTGAAGAAATCTTGGCATAAAGTTCTGCGCCAGCTTTGTCTAGGGGGATTAGGTAAGGCTCTAAATGGATTGTCTCTGGTAGGTGTGGAGCAACATCTGGGTCTTTCTGGGTTTTGCGTACCGCAACCTGCTTCATTTTTTCGTGGAAGATAGGTAGGTTGCGGTAACGTTGAACTCCACCAAAATGATTTCTTACAATAAAAGTTTGGTCAAATAAATCAAAGCGCCCTAAAACTGTTGGGTCAACAAACTGCATAATGCTATAGAGTTCTTCTGGGCGTCCGTTCTCAATAGGTGTACCTGTTAAGGCAAAACGAATTGGGACTTTACGTGCAAGTTCTTTTACTCGTTTTGACCGTTGAGAACGGAACCCTTTAATTGCAGTTGCCTCGTCGCAAACTACTGCGCCCCACTCATAGTCTTTGATAATATCCCAATCAGCCACGATAGTTTCATAGTTAGCAATTATGTACCCAGTGTGGTCTTCCCACGTCATATCTCTTTCCCAACGAATGAAACGAGTACCTTTGGAACCGTCAATTACGGAAGAGTAATCATCTGAAAACTTATTAATTTCTTTTTGCCACTGGTACTTCAAGCTAGATAAAGCAATAACAAGTGTTGGCTTTGTTAACTCACCGTCTTCTTTTAGTTTCTCTAGTGCAGCAATAGTCATACAGGTTTTTCCTAAACCCATTTCATAGGCAACAAGCATCTTTTGACGAGACGCCATTTTCTTAACGTCTTCTACTTGATATGGTTTTAGCTCACCTTTGAACATCTGGGTCATCCACAGGAGTAGGAGCTGTAAGCAAAGTTCCACAGTCACTGCACTCAGCGTCAGTAAACCACAATGCAATATCGTAATCCTCAAACATTGCTTTAATTTTTAACACTAGACACCCACAGTTAGGACAGGCGTGCGTTGGTACTCCACGAGCATCTAACGCCATACGTAGGCTGCTTTGCCATAAATCATGTCACGAGCTGTATCAAGCCCTTGCCTTATCTCTGCTTCAGTCATATCTCCTGGGTCCTTTACATCAATACCTGTGTAGTTGAAGTAGGCCAATTCAATACCATACTTGCGAGCAAAACCACGCATAAGTTCATTTGCGTGTATTCCAGCATCATCCTTATCAAAGGCTGCAATAACGCGGTCTGCTCTACGCATAATTTTTGCTTGCTCTTCACTGATGATTGCACCATAGGTAGATATTGCTCCTGCAACCCCTGCGGAAGCAAGCCTTGCAACGTCTAGCGGAGACTCAACAACAACTAGTGTCTCCGTAGACATAACCTCTACACCAAAGACGGTTCTTGATTTTTTAACACCTTGCGGCTGGTTACGGAAGAAACGACCACGTGCACCTTTTTCTTGCCATCCCCATAAAGAGTAATCGTTAGGCTCACGTATTGGGACAATCCAGGCTTCGTTAGCAGCATCCCATAGGACGCCGTGATGTCTTGCTGCTTCTGCACTGATATACCTCTTTCGTAGTTCTTTCTCTGGTGGCTCTGTGTACACCGCAAGACGAGCCTCTGACATCGCTATAGGTTCTTCAGTGGTGACATACTGTGGCAATTCACGGATACGCTTTAACAGTACATCCACATCAAGCTCTGCACTAGAAGTTACATAATCTTTTGCATCAAAATAATCAATGCCTTTGATATCTGCAACCAACGTATACACGTTGCCTTTGTAACCACAGGAGAAGCAGATGTGTGCTCCAGTTACGGAGTTAATCCACCACGACGGATTGTGGTCTTCTTTTCCAGTGCGAGCTTTGTGCATTGGACATAGCCCTTGTACCTCTTCACCTCTCTGAGAAACAAGGGGTATATCTAATGAAAGTAAAACTTTTTCTACATCAACCATTGTTATCCCAGTTAGAACAGAACTCACAACTCATCATTGCTGACTCATCGTGGAAGCATCCTGTCTCCCACTTCCAAGTTAGTGAGGTCTCTTTAGGAGGGCAGTTACGAGAAGCAACAACCTTTAATAGACGAATGGAATCATCTTCTTCTACTGGCTCTAAACCTAGAATTACATCTGAGTCTTGGAAGAAAGAAGATGAGTAACCGATGGAGTCTGCGGTAACTTTTCCAGCACGCATCTTCCACAGCAAAGTCTGGGTGGTAATAACAATTGGCTTGTCAATCTTTTGCGCTAAACGCTTGAGGGCACGGGTAATGTTTGTAATTGCTTGTGGTGTGTTCATCTCACCAGTCAAATCATCAAGCATCAAATACACACCGTCTACAAAAACAATGTCTGGCTTTAACTGCTCAATCTTTGCTGACAAAGCAGAGACAGTAATACCGTTTACTGCATCTACTAAATGAAAAGGATGTTCGGTTTCCATAGCATTCAACATATCAATGTATCTGGACTCTTCTTTCGGCAATAGCTTTCCGCGACGTAATCGTCCGTGGTCAATGTGAGAACGCATCGCGTCGTGGCGCTGTTGTTGCTCGTGATTGTTCATCTCAAATGATTGGAACATAGGTGTCTTACCAAGTTTGTGAATATTTATAGCAACTTGTAATGCCACTTGAGACTTACCTGTCTTAGGTGGAGCAATGATGGTAACTAACTGACCACCCTGTAGCCCTGCGGTTGCTTCGTCAATATCTTTAAACCCTGTAGGTATACCTAAGAACTCTTGATTCTGAATTGCTTGATATTCCTTGTAACGCTCTTCTGTGTTCTTTGTTAAATCAATCTCGTGAGTACCAAGTACTCCTTGCTCATTAACTTTGGAAACAGTTTGTTCCATCGCAAGGATTGCAGCGTTGTGGTTGTTATCCTGCAACTGCTCAACCGCGTTTTCCAACCCCTGTCGTGTGAGCATACGACGGCGGAAGTCCACCATTGTGTCCAACAAGTAATCCATACTGTCTTCAACATTGAGAACTTTGTAGTTTGGATAATGGTCAAGAACAGTTGTTGCCGTAGGAACTTCACTGTATTCACTGTAATGTTTACGGACAAACGTCCAAACTTTTCGGTTGTCGTCGTCTAAGAACCAAACATCCGTTATTCCACGTTGAAGTACAGGAGTAATCTCACGGTCTTTGATTACCTTGCTAACTAACCTATGTTCGTTATCTGCTGCCAATTACTTCCACCGCTCCCCGCATGTTTGACATTGTAAATACGAATTTCCATGCACCCAAATACGTGCAATGTCATTTGAACGACACATTTTACAATTTGTGTTTGCAATACTGAACATAGCGCCCTCCCTCAAGGACTAGATGTTGTCTAACTGTACTCCTGCCGAGCCATACATAGCGACTCGGCTTGGAACATCTATTACAGCCTTAAGATTAGCACGATATGGCAGAGCACCTACCAACTCGTGTGGGTCCTCGTAAAGTTGCCAATAGTTAAAGGGATTAACAACCCTGCGCTCAAGTTTCTCAAAGGCTTTATCAAGGAGCTCTTCTGTCCAGCCTTCGCTCTCAAAGCCAGCTAGCTCTAAAGAAAATGCATAGTTGTTTGACAGGTGCCACAGCTTGTTAGCTGCAAGTAAATCAATATCTCCTACCGCAAAAGAAGTCTTCTTCACCAAAAGACGTTTAGAGACTTCTTCTTTTAGTTTGAGAGCTACGTCTGTTACACAGACTACCTGCGGAGAGGAGACGTTGGAAATGTCTCCGTTTTTCATATAACTTCTATCGTCGCGTAGTTAACTACGAACTCACGGAACTTCTTAGGGTCTTCGCTAGCCTCGTATGCCCACTCTTCTGGCACTGAGTTAGGGACATTGATTGAGTAATGACCTGTGCTTTTAATCTTATTGTTTACAAAGGAGGTGTGTTTGCAAGTGCTCTTCTTAGTCCACACTGGGCAGTTGCAACGGGTTTGCTTGGACTTAGTCTCTAACTCAACCTCAAATACGCCCACGCCTTGGGCAGAGATGAACTGCTGAACAGTCATCCACTCTGCTTTCATGCTTGGTCCTTTCATTGGGCACCTCTTAGGTCTGAACCTAGTATAGGCACTCTTATAAACGCTTCGTTAGCAAAACTCGCCATTGCTTCGCTGTACTGCGATTCCCAATTTTCTAAACGAACATTGGTAGTAACAATTGTAGGTAATCCCTTGTCGTAGCGCAGTCTTAGAATCTCATCAAATGATGTGTCGTCATACTTAGACCCGTATTCTTTACCTAAATCATCAAGTATTAATACTCTGACGTTTAACCAGTCAAAACGGCAACGACCGTGAAACCCATCTAACTCATAGCTCATCTCTCTTTTATCTTCGCCATCCATATCAAAAGTTGACTTCTTACGAGATAAGAACTCTGGATAAGTCATATAGTAAACAGGGCGAAACTTTAACCCGTACTCAGTTGAGTTTAACCCCAATAGTTTGCTTGCTAAAGCATCGTCGTCTGGAAGGTTACGGACAATCTCCATCGCTGCAACAACAGCGTGAGTTGTTTTACCAAGACCAGGACCGCCGTCAAAGACAAGACCTACGCCGTTTACACCGATGTTCCCAATACTTTTAATGACCTGACCTGAAGTCACATCATCAACCCACGAAGATACCTCTCCTGGGAATGACCCTACTTTCTCAGTAATGTCACTTGGTTCTAGCCCTATAAATCTGCGTGGAATGTTTGAAGTCCGCAGTAGCCAGTGCTTTTTTAATGGAGACAAAGTGTTGATGTCATACATCTGTGTTACCCCCCAATTCTTTTTCTAACTTTATTCGGCCAGCATCCGTTATGGCAAACCGAGGATTTAAGTCTTCATCGTAGTCAACTGAAACAAGCCCTAATGCAAATAAATTCATTAGGGCTTGCTCTAGTTCGTCTTCTTCCAATTACTTGTCTTCGTTTTCCTTAAGCCAAGCAGCAAAAGCAATTTGCGTTTCTGCTTCTGGAACTGAGTGTTCTTCAAGGTATTCCAAGAAGTCTGCGTCCTTTGTAAGGTCAGCAAGTGGTTCTGAATAAGCTAGTGGATTCATTATGCTTTAAACTCCAGTACTCCAACGAAAGCCGTTGGCTTGTCAGTTGTTTTATCAACTTTAGTTGCTTCTAACTTTACGCTTTTGCGAGGTGTCATTGCTAACACCTGTGATTTAATCCAACGCTTACCTGCTGATGCATTTTTCCAAGCTGCTTCTGCACTTACAGCCTCTGCTGGTTGCATTGAGTTGGGATTGTCATCATCAATCATTGGAGTAAGAAGGCTGACGTTAGCCAACCATGCGCCACCTTGTTCGGTGTTTAGTGTAAGTGTTGCTGTAAACTTTTTAGTAATCTTTTTTGCCACGTTTAGTTCTCCTTGCCTTTCAATCGTTTTTCATGTCGCTCTAGTTGTGCACGTCCACTCAAAGAGTTCTGGAACACACGACCGTCACTGGAGCTGAGAGTACCAGATGCTGGGGTGGTCTCAACTTTAGCAGTAACTTTGTTTAGTCCAAGGTTCTCTCTTGCTTGGTTCATCTTCGTGCCGAAGGAGGCAAGGTACTTCTTGTAAAGGTGAGGAGCCTCATCCCCAATATCTTTAAAGTTACGCTCATCCTGCAGGAACAGCCTAAGCAGTTCAAGCTCTATGAGCGGGGTTGTTCCGTACTGCGTTCTGAACTTTCTGAGCGCACCAGATAGTTGTTTGACGGAAACAGTTCCTGGAAGTAGCGGGTATTTGCGGCCCACTTGGTAACTAAACTCTGCAGCAACATCCATCGCTGTCCACTCGTGCTCTGGTCGCTTACCTCTGGTCTTAGGGTCGCTCTTTCGTATCTTCGGCTGCGGGGCGTCTTTTGGTTCAACGAGTCCAAAACCTGCAAGAGAGTCTCCATCATCTTCCCATCTTCTCATAGGAACCCTTATCTCCTTTGTGAAACCTACGGTTTCAGATTCTTTTAATTTATAACTAGATTGGCTATTAGGTACTAATAGCTTATTAGCTATACTGCTATGTGACTTATAGTCATGTGAGGTGCGGTAATTTTCTACCAACTCCTGCTTTTCTTCTTGGTAATTTTTTACCATAATTTTCTTCCGTCCCTGGTAACCGTTAGCACGCTTAGTCTGGGAAGTCTCAATAAGCCCCGATGCCTCTAGGCCTTGCAAGGCGCTACGGATGGTCTTGTCGCTTGATTTGCCAGTCTCTACACAGAGCTGGGCTACTGTGGTCTCTACGAGCCCGCCAGGGCCTGCAGAACGGCACAATATGGCGAAGAGACGGAACTGGAAATCCGTTATCTTGGCTGAATAGGCTTCTGACGGGATGTACACAGGCTTTGCCTACTCCTCATCATCAAAGGGTGAAATGTCTTTTTTGTCTATCTGCTCATTTAGGTGCTGCACAACTGCTTGACCTAACGATTCCATAACTGTGCTGGCTATGAAGGCTGCCATCATATCTACAAAAACTCCTAGAGCCTTGTGCATACCATCGTGGAGGTCATCTGGGTCCATACCTAAGAACGGGTTCTCGTCCATTTCAATCGGGTCCATCCCATCAGTTATATCCCAAGTGTCTAAAGCCAAATCTTCAACCGTATGGATGATGAGGTGGTCAGTGAGGCTATCTGTCCAAACAATCCCTACTGCATCCCCAATAGATAGCTGTCGTAACAGGTCGTTCACTGGGTCTTCACAAACTACAAAAGAGTCAACTTGTTTAATGATGTGGCCTACATCTGTAGCATCGCTTAGGAAAGCAGTTACTTTAACCTGGTTCTCTAAACACTTTCGTATAATGCTTTGAGAAAAGTCATCATAGTCTGTCTTTACTGGAAAAAGTACTTCGGGCGATTGTTCAGAGTACTTCGTGAGAAGTTGGTCAATGCCAAGTGCGACGTCCAAATCATCGTCTGAAAAGATAGCTATTTTCATTATGCTCCTAGAGAGGTGGTAGTCGTCTTGGTGATTGAATTGTTATCGGTTTATTAATGTACTTATTGATGAGTAAAGCTATAAAAGACACTGCTGGAACAGAGACAGCAAACTTTAAGTTAACTTCATAAAAGCACAGTAGCGCACCAAAGCTTAATGGCAATGAAAGAAATGCATATAGTTTCTCTTTGCTTATTAACCGCCCTAAGCCAAGAGATATAAGTTCAATAGTGAAAGTTACTGCTAACCCCGATAGGAGTACTGCTATAAGTAGGTTGACCATAGGCGCATACTACACCGCTGTTAGGTTTGTATACTCCAAGCCTTCGTAGGTTCTAATTCTCCAAAATAGGTTTTGAGGAATCCAATCCTTAAGGGTGTAACCAAGGCGAGGCAACTTAAGTGGCTTGCTATTGTATACTGAAGAGTAAGAGTCACCAACAGCACCCTGCCAGACGGCACCAAATGGGTTACCGCTAATTGAAGATAGACTTCCATCAAAGTAGTCAGTTGCTTTAGGAGACTTCTCTGCTTGAATTGAGTCTAAGAAGACAGTGTTTGCACCCGTTCCAGAGAAAACCATCTCTAAAGTAGAGATACCTGTATTGCTTCCTACGAGGACTGTGTAGGAATCACGCACCCAACTTGTAGACAAACCAACTGTGTAAGGAGGAGGGGCATTTACTGTTACCACTGCCCCTAAGTCATCTTTAGCAACAATAGAAAGAGTTAAATTAGCTGTTGCTTTTTTGTAGAACGAGAAGGTATAAAACTGACCTTCTTCAACAGGAAAAGAATTAGAAGTAAACGACCATGCACCACTTGTATTTACTAACTTAGCGCTGTGTTCACCAGAGTAAGAGCCTGTTGGTTCATCAGTGTCTTTAGTTACAGTTAGATTAGCCCCAACTTTTGTCCAACTGTTTGTTACGTTTGTTTCAAAAGTTGGATTATTAATAAAGTTTGTTTTGTTTGGATTTAAAAAGATATCAAGTGCACGAGCTTCGTCGTATGCAATAGTTTGCCCACTTTGAACACAGACCATATCTACAAAGTAAGTTCCAGCAGCAGACCACGCTAGCTCTATACCTGCATATACAGAATCTGTTCCAGAGTTAGTAACTAAAGCTGTTGTAGTGGTTGTACCTGTCACAGCAGCCGTTACTGTAAAAGTATTAGTTGTAGGTACTGTTGCTATTGTAGCTCCCGTTAAGTTAAACGCCGTATCTGGAGCAATAAATCCAGCAATTGTGACTACTTCTCCAGCAATAAGATTGTGCGGTTCTGATGTTGTGTAAGTTATTGTTCCAGAAGCTCCTGTAGCAAAGTCCACAGACACAGACACGTTCTTAGTGGCTCTAGCGCTTACAGATGCTTGCGCGTAAGTGTTTGTTGCGTTAGTTGCTGAGCCAGAAACAGTGCTTCCTATTTGAGTTCCGTTACCATCATAGTATGTAATCTTTGGGGTTATAGTTCCAGCACTTGCAGGTGACTTTACTTGCGCAGATAAAGAGTAATAAGTTGCAGTAGATACAGGTATGCCTTTACGTACAGGGTCTACATCTCCTAGCTTCATTGACCCAGCACCTGTAGCAACAATTTTGCACGAGTAGGTTAAATCAATGTTGTTTGAGTTAGTTGGTGGGGTTTGTTCTGTGCTTGAGGATATCGTGGCACCTGTTGCAACCCAATTACCTGTTGATTTGTAGAAAGTTGAGTCTTGAGGAGTTAGCATTAAGTTTTTAGACATCGTCAAAGTTGGTGCGTAACCCGTTAGGGACTCAACATAAGTTCCTAGCCCATTTAGAGTTCCTTTATTGTTATACATATATACAGACTCACGAATTAACTGTTTTTGATTTTTTACTGGTAAACCAGGTTCGTTTAAAAGCCCAAAGTTAGCTACTTCTAATGGAAGCATTGAAGCAACAGTTGCTACACGTGTGTGGTCAGGAAGTAGCAGGTCTAAATAGGTTATTGCTTCATCTAAATCAAAACCGTACGCGTCAAGAAACGTAGCTAAAGCTGAGGTATAATCAATAGGAGAAAGAGGGCTCTGCTCTTTACTAGTGAAAACTCTAGGCAAAAGTTCTAAGAGTTTTTCTGCGGTTTTATGGTCTGTAGGAACTATACCTTCAATAGAGCCAGCGTCTACCCAGGATTTTCCAGGGTCTGTAAACAAAAACAGTTTATAGTAAAGAGGTTTTCCAGGAACAAGGGCTGGAGTTGACGCTAAGTCTTCTACTCCACCTCCGTCGTTAAACATGGTTTTAGTAAGCGTTGTTGTACTAGCCTCATAAACAATGATTCCGTCTTCCGCTGTTTCTGGGTAGCTACTTTGGTTACGTACCAGTCTTACTGCGGAGTATGTTCCTGTTGGAGTTTGCCAGTACACGTAAGACTCGTGAAAGTCCGTGACAAGTAACGTCATCGGCTCAACAGAATACGCAAGTAGAGGGCTAATGCCGTACTTAGATATTCCATAGATTGCATTACCGTAATTAGCCATTTAAAATCCTATCGGATATCGCCAAGGACAAACCAGCTATTGGTTCCTACTTTAATGCATGTTGCAGAAGCATACTGAACACGAGTAAATGGTGCAGCAGGCTCTGTTCCAGCTGAAACTACTGTTGTTGTGCCAGGTGTTGCTGCAGAGATAGTTGTTGTTCCTGCCCCAAATTGAGCAACGTGAATTTTAGTCCCAACTGGGAATGGGACGGTTGCGTCTGTTGGGATTGAAAACACGTTTGCTGTAGCAACAGTCATAGTCACAAGTTTGTCTGCATCTGCAAGAACAGCTGTGTAAGAAGCAGTTCTATTATTTATGCTCATATAAATCTTTGGGTCGTTTAATACTGGAGAAGCACCAAAAGAGACTAAGGAAGAACTAGTGATTGTACTTTTTAAAGTTGTTCCTGCCAATGTTTCTGCGGTTATAGCTGCTACTTGGGCACGGGTATTTGCAATGCCAATTTCAATATTGTTAAGGCGGTCTTTAACGGTTGACCAAACTGTTGTTGTAGTGTCAAAGCCAGATGTTCCCCAACCAGAACTTGTTAACGGAAAAGTGCCTAGCGTTGTTTCAATAGCTGTTACTTCACCTTGTAAGTCGTTAATATGGGAGGCAATAACTGTGTCTGTGAAGTCAACTTTAGAGCTAAAGTCATTCTTAATATTTCCTGGATAATAGACTGCCATTTGTTACCTTTCCATCGTAATGTTGTATTTTCTCTGGTTTACAGGTTAATTACTGGTTAAACTGAGTGTTCATGACCAATGTCTGCTTTATTAGGCATTTGTCCTTCTAGAGCTAGAATTCGTTGTTCATGGTTTAGAAGAGTTTTCGCCATTGCTAGCAAAGTTTTTGTAAGCTCTATTACTTGAGTTCCGTCTGGCTCAGACTCCACTATTAAATAAGGTGTTAATCCAGAAAGGGATACAGTATTTAGTAAAGGCTTTACTAAGTATGGTTTGCTTGCTTCTTGATGCTTTCCAAAAGACCCAATCCAAACAGGGTACTCGGAATCCCCAGAAACGTAAGAAACCCAAACACCTTGACCTATTTTAGGAGGAGACGTGTGTACACCGTGTGGCTCAACAGGCCAAATCCAGTCAGTAACTTCAGACCCAGTAGCTTGAGGCACTAAGACTTGAAGTCGTCGTTGATTTAGAGGGTCTCTATTGTTTTGTACAACTCCCCTAAAAAATCCAGTAAGACTGTTTTTGTCAGCCATTGTATGCCGCAATGTTCATATTACTTTCTTTAAATCTAAAGATTTCATTTGCAAAACCAGTTAGAGGAGCAAGTCCAGTAACAATGCCTGTTCCAGAAGCAGTTCCAGTAGTAGCGTTGGCAACAACGATTCGGTAATCATCTACAGCTACGATGGAAGCGTTAGAAACATTAAACCCAGCTGCAGACAACCCTGAAATACTTACAGTTCCGCCTGCTTTCATTGCATGGCGCTGGGTTACAGTGTAGGTAACGTATCCTGAAGCAACAGTGTCTAAGTTGTATCCGACCTTAACGTTAGTTGCATTTCCAGTAATAGTTGACCCATTTTTGTATAGAGAAATTAATTTTGCTGTTTTAACTCCCTCTGTTTGATTTAAAATGTACTCAATGTCTTGAGGATAAATGGTGTCTTGAAAGTTCATTCCCGTGTAGCCATAAACAATCAGAAGTGCTTTTTTTATATTTATGTCTGCCTCTGCTTGTGTGTACTGAGGTACCTTTACATATTGAACTGTGATAACTAAGTCAGAGTAGGTAGGGGGCTGAATTGTTACTGAGCTTCCAATTAAAAGTTTATCTGACAAATACTCCGTAGCAGCAGTTGCCAACTCTGTGTATTCAGTAGAGACTGCTCCAGTTTCTGTAAGACCTGGTTGTATGTCAGTGTCGTTTAAGTTTCTGCTTGGAGCAATGTATACAGTGACTGATGTCCATGTTGACCCGTAAGCTTTTGCTTTCCCAATACCTGTTACAGTTACTGCTAAATCTTCATAATCTTGCAGGGTAATAGCACGGTTAGAAGAGCGCAAAGAAAGAGGAGCAGAAGCTCTGATTTCGTCATTGCTTTCTGGGTCTGAACCACCTGTTGCTGCAGTTCCATTTATAACCGTTATAGCAGAAGCCAAAGCGCTTGTTTGAGATGAAGTTAAAGAGGGTATGTATACAATTGTGTCAATTGTGTTAGCAGAAACGTTACCGATATTTCCTCCACCAACAACATACATTGCACGAATTACAGAGCTGTTTACTGGAATTGCGCCTGAAACTCCGTCTCCAAAGAAAATAGAGACAACGTTATTTTCATCGGATTTGACTGTGTACACCAAATCGTTTGGGCCATAATCTAATAAGTGTTGTACTTGAGTCCACTTAGCATAAATGGTTCCGTATTGAACGTAGACAGAGATAGACCCTTCTACCACAGGTGTGTTTGGTAACTCAAAAGTCATGTTAGGTGTTTGGTCAGAGACCCCAATTTGCTGTCCGTAAGTAAAGTCTGCAGCTGAATCAATGACGTTTATGTAACGTCCTTCTTCGGCGTATACGACGTCTGTATCAGAAGAAAACACTACAGAGTCGCTAGTAGTAGTAAAGTACACTGGAGTAACCACGTCTGCTGTAACAACATCGGTACTTACAACTGTTCCTGCAGGGATTGTGATTGCTGGGTATGTCATGGTTGAAGCACCTGTACCAGAAGCAGTTCCACTAACTCCCGATACAGCCACGGTAAACTGGGTTGATGAAGCAGAGGTAATCGTTGCGGCTGTTACGTTAAACGAAGTTGTGCTAAACCCAGTTACCGTAACAAGTCCGTTTACAACAAAAGGATTGCTTCCTATATAGGTTATGGTAGTGCCATTTCCAGTTGCTGTTAAGGTACCTGACACAGCAGAAGTGTTGTTATTAAAAAAAGTCAATTCAACCGTAGCACTACGATGGCCAGCTGGAATATACCCGTAAGTTTGAGCAATATTTAGCAAGCTGTTACGTTGAGTAGCTGTTGCAAGAGAGAACTCATTAGCTGTTCTATCAATGTAGTAAGAGATTAAGTCTCCCATATATGCAAACGCTTCTACCAGAGCTACACCAAAATCTGCTGGGTCTGAAGCTGTCCACTCTGGTATACGTTCTTGAATTCTAGCAATAAGTTGCTCACGAATTGAGTAGTAATCTCTTCCCGTATAGTCAACGGAAATTGGGATAGTAGATACTTGTGTGATACTCATAGTTTCTCCTCATACGGTGGAAAGATTCCTTTAATGTCAATAAATCCTATTGAAGTTTTTTGAACTTCCTCGTTAGGTAAGCTGTATGTAACAGTTACATTGAAAGTACCTGGCGCAGTTCCTGGTTCAGACTCTACGTCTATTAATGTTAGTAAGTTTAATCGTTTTGCAAATGCACTGGTGACTTCATCTTGTACTTCCAGTGCAGCATTTTCTTCACCATCAAAAAGTGCAAAAGGAATTAAAGTACCAAATGTAGGTCTCATAACTCTTTCACGAACTGAAGTGCCAATTACAGAACGAACTTTATCAGCCCAAATTTTAGTTTGCTGGGTTGTAGTTCCTACCATTCCAAATGTGTCAATTGAAAAAGGAAGGGATATTGTTTTTTCATAAGCCATTATACTGTTACCCACCTTCTTGGAACAACATTATATCCAGTCACAGCTTGATTAGTCATAGGTGCTGAGTTACTTAGTTTATACCTGGTAGGTCTATTTGCACCTGTTGTAAGGGCGTCATTTAGGTCTACTGTAGGAGCACCTGGAATAATAGAGCTAGTGTTATCTCCAGTACCGTCAGTTACACACTCAAATTCTATGGTGTATTTACCATCTGTAACTATAGTGTGTACCGCTTTTGATGTTACCCAAAAACCATTGCTTCCTGTTGCACTGCCCTCTATTTGAATGGTTCTCCAAGGAGCAATTCTAGGGTCTCCTTGACCAAAACCATACCCAGGGATAGATAACTTAGCAAGTTTTGCTTTTGCGTCAGATAGACTTTGTGCACTTAATTTGTCTATTACTACAATGGTTGTATCAACGTCACTGAATAGAGGGTCTCTATTCTTTACTCTCATGTTTTTTCCAACAGAGGTTGGTGAAGAGGTAGCTCTGTACACTTTCCCTGTTAATGGGTCAACTCCTCCTACAATTTTTGTAGATTTTGAATTACCACAAAAGTTCCCAAAATCACCTTGTGTGCTTTCAAAGTGGTCTAGTGTCTGTGACATAGGTTGAGATGTAGAGGGGATATCTCGTTCTAAAAATGCCATTACAGGTATTGTAGTTAACGACCTTTGTAGCATTACATCTACAGGATGAAAATGAAGCTCTACTCCTACAACTTGACATGCGTAACCAATTGAGCGAGCTAATTCTTGCACTTTTTGCCATTGAGACTGTCCAGAAAAGGATATTTGAGGAAAACGAATATCTGATTTTGTAACTACTGGTTTTAAGTTGTTGAACGTAGCGATGTCTGTTACTACTTCACTTGCAGTTGCGTTTTTCCAAATTTTTTGACGGGTTTCCTTTAAGGGATAAGAAGCTGCTAAACAAGTAATCTTTAACGGTTTTTCAATGCTAGTAGAGGTTGGGTACTCTAAATCAGATACATACCCAATAAAAGTACCTGAAGTAAGGTCATTAGACCAAGTAACAGTTACAGCTACACCTGTAGATAAAGCTTTTACGTAGTAAACATTGAGAGAGGTGTAATGCATCTCTAATACATCGTGACTACCTATTTTTTGAGTTAAGGTGAGTGAGTATGGAAGCTGAGTAAACCCAGGAAAATCTGGGAATGAAACAGTGAACGAGCTTCCATATCTATTTTGACGCTGTGGGTCACGCATTAGGTATCCGCAATAAAGTTCCAGGAGCAATTTCATTCGGGTTAATAATCTCAGGATTTATATCTAAAATCTCATACCACAAACCAGGATTATTTAAAAACTTTTGAGCTAATGTGTCTAGACGGTCTTTTTCTACATACTCGTACATAAAAAAATTTCGTCTGTAACTTGGGAAGTTTCTAAAGCAAGTTAAGTTGTATTGGGATTTTCTAGAGTCCCAAGCTTTAAACACTGTAGAGTCAGCGTATCTACTGTCTAAATATATCATGATGTGGCGGTACTCCCTGGACTCTCTGGGTTATAAACTGACCTGTCAAACTCACCGTTTTGGTCAAGACCAGTTGCTGTGTCGTAGTATCTTGTACATACAATGTTTACGGTAGTAAGTATAGGAACCATTCGCTCATTAAACATCATGTGTTTTAAGTCTAAGCTACTTACACGTACCAAGTATCTTAATCCAGCACCTAAATGCAATTCCATAGGAATTGGTTGTAACCAACCTTTATCAGCAGTAATACCGTTCAATCCAGATTGATAATCTGCATAAAAGCCATTCATTGCTCTGAATAAGTATTCTATGTCATACATTGTGCCTTTTTTGTAAATCATTTTAGTTTCAGTTATGTCTGGGTCTGTAGGCCACCCACCATCCAGTAGTTGTGCGTAAGAGCCGTCTGGGTAAATTATTCCCATGTCTTCAATTCGGTTTAGTATTAGGGTAAAAGCAATCGTTCCTTTCATAAGGCCCGCTGCAACTCCCGTCATACCATTAGCACCACTTGCTGCGTATTGAGGAGAAAAGGCGTCCACAATACCCCAAGCCATTGACACGTCAGTTGGGTTGTACAAGAACCTGAAACCATATGGAGTGTCGTTAAACTTTATGCCTGCTTTTTTAGCTGCATCTTTTTCAGCTTGAGTAGTGATTGCATTTTCTGCAAACATTTTGCTCATTTGAATGGTGCCTCTAGAAGGGACAATTCCTTGCCATTCCTGTGCGCCACCGACGTAGTCTTTAGTTGTTAATCCTTTAAATGCTTGTCTTCCATTTGTGTAAGTTGGGCCGCCAAGTGAGCTGGGGTCTAAAACCGACCTGGATTGCACACCAAAAGGATTGTGCATAGCACTTTTCATCATAGGTATATTGTATTTATACTTTACTCCGTCATAGCTTGAGGGTGGAGCAGGAACAGGGGGTTTTTCATCCTTTGGCTTTACTGGAAAAATGTATTTAGGTTTAAAGACATAACCCGCTTTTCTAGAAGCTAAAAGTTCTTTAATTCTAGCATTGATGTCATCTAATTCTTTTTTCTTTTTTTTAGCTAACTCTTCGTATGAGTTTGAGTTTTTTTGTAGTGCAAGAATATTTTTAGCTACTTGAACGCTGTAAGGAGGTGTATTGGCTGCATAAATAGCTTCTAAAGCTTTTTTAATAGCAGCTTTACCGTCTGCATAAGATTTTAGTAGGAGATTAGCTCTGTCTCTCTTTTTTTGTAGCTCTTTAACCTCTTTTGTAATTAATGCTTGTCTTTTTTTCTCTGCAGCAGCTGCTTCTGCTTTTTTTATGGCATCTTTAGCGCGTGCTGCAGCAGCAGCATCTCGTTGAGCGTCAGTAGGTGTTGGAGATGTGTATGCCATTAGTTGCTTCCTATCTTCTCAAGTTTATTGTCTTTTTCAAGATACTTTTTCAAAGTTTTTGCAAAAGCTTCTGCTTCATGCTGATTAGCCTGCTGTATCTGTAAGGTAACGTAGATGTTATTTGTGTCACCCTGTGAAGTTCCTTTACCTCTTGCGGTGGGAAGGGACATCTCATACGGCTTTGCATTAATAACATTTGTGTTAAACCCATCTGTTGGACCACCTTGCATTGCGCCAATTCCAAGGCTTGCTCGTGTAGAAGCAGCTTTATCACTTTGGTCTTTTGGTCGCTCAAAATCTGTCATAAAGACTCTTGCAGCATCCATAATTGAGACATTAGGGTCTTTTAACTTTTTCATCATTGAACCGTACGTTTTCATTTCTTTTAACAAAAACATTTTTTGAAGTTCAATATCTAGGTAACTCATGCCTTTAGAGACAGCAAATTTCTTTAGCGCATCTCCACGGCCCTTATGCCATTGAGCAATTCCAAAAGAAGTTCCGCCATCTCCAACCGCTCCAGTACGCAGACCAGATTCTTGGATTAAGTTACCGACCACGCCAGTGG